TTAATAACTTCATTGGACAATTTGGAGAAGATTATCAACAAGCATTTGAAGCAATATTTGTTAAGGGTGTTGATCCTAAAGAATATTTCGGTACATATAATAATATAAAGAGTTTTTCAGAAATGGACCTGACAGATGAGTCAAATCAAGTGGCAGTGTTGAAACAAGCTTTAACTGACCAAGGGTTTGATCCTGAGGATGTTACGACAGAAGTTGAGCGTTTGAAAAACTACGGTGATCTTGAAACTGTTGCAGTAAAACACCACAAGGTGTTGGTTAAGAAGGAAGCTGCAAAGCTTGCTGAAATGGAACAGAAGAGAGAATCACAATTACAACAACAAGCAGCTGTTAAACAGCAATATATAAGTAACGTTCAAACTGTCCTACAAGACAAGCTTAAAGCAAAAGAGTTTGACGGTATTCCAATTAACCCAAAGCTTGCTGGTGAACTACAAGATTTCCTTCTAGTTGATAAGTACAAGACACCATCTGGTGAGACACTCACAGATTTTGATCGTACGATACTAGAGTTGAAGCGTCCTGAAAATCATGAATTAAAGGTTAAGGTTGGTCTTCTTCTCAAGATTATTGAGAAAGACCCAACTCTCTCCACAATTCAAAAAACAGGAATCACCAAAAAGTCTAATGAGTTATTTGGTGAAGTTGCTAGACAAACTAGCAAAGGCTCTATGAAATCAAGCAGTAAATCTAGTAAGCCATCATCATGGTTTCTCTAATTTTTTATAAACAATAACTTAAAAAGGTAACACAAATGGCAATTCAAACAATCCCAGGTTTAACTGGATTTACGTATGCTCGTGTGGCTTCTATGGATAAACGTGCTGTAGGCAAGCTTACAGACGCTAACCACCTAGAAAGTTTTCACAGCACAGAGCCTGCAGACTATGACAAAAAGATCATCAGTCTTTACACACAGAGCTCTCTTTACAGCAATGACTTTTTGGACATGATCAACAAGTCTACTCCTTATTACATCGACAACAATAGTGATGCATGGAAGTGGCAGGTTCAAGTTCCTTACAAGTTCCCTAAGATCATCGATGTCCCTGCTTCTACATCCGCTTTGGATAAGCCTGGTATTGATGGACAAGAGTTCTCTCTCGTTTTGGACACTAACGAATTCTCTAAGAATGCAATTATTTCTGTAGGTTCTCGTCAGTATGGTCCTCGTTTCTACGTTATCAAAGATCCAGTTCCTTGGAACATGGGCTATCTTTATTATTTCACTCTAGTTAGTGATAACCCTACAGTGGATTTTGTATCTTCTACATTCCTTCAGTATGGTATCGAGCTTGAGTTGGTTGATGCTGCAATTGGTGAGTTCGATCAAGATCTTTTGGGTCTTCCTCGTCTTGGTGAGCAAATCACAATGTTTGAATCTTTGGGTTCTGCATATGGTTATGAGCACAAAATCACTGAGTGGGCTGATGACAAAATGATGGTTGATGCTAATGGTAAAGCTCTAGACATCTTGGTTTATGCTCCACAAAGACGTAACCAACTTCCTTTAACTAGGAATGATGTTAAATGGGAACCATTTATTGAGTTCTGGATGCGTAAGTCTATGCTTGAATTGAAAGTTAAGCGTATGATTTGGAGCAAGCCAGGAACTGTTAAAACAAATGGTTCTAAGCAAGAATTGAAGCGTACATCTGCTGGTGTTTACCACAGAATGCGTAACAATGGTAACTTGGTTCAATATAACCGTGGTGAATTCACTGCAAACCTTATCCGTTCAGTTTTCGGAGATCTGTTCTACAGAAGGGTTGATGTGAAAGATCGTAGGGTTAAAATGTATACAAATGAAGCTGGATTTGACGTATTCCAACAAGCTTTGAAAACAGACGCTCTAAACAGTGGTCTTACTTTCATGGCTGATTCTGGAAATCGTTACATGCAAGGCGAAGGTCAGCACATCACTTACAACTTTGCATTCGATGCAATGGTTACTCGTGAGACTGGTCGTGTTGAGTTGATTCACTTGAAAGAGTTGGATCTTCCACAATCTAACCTTGAATTCGGTCAGAATAAAAAGTCCACTCCTGTTTTCATGGTATTTGATGTTTCTCCAATGAGCGATGGTTCAATGATTAACAACATCAGAGAAGTGAGAATGAAAGGTGCACCTTCAATGACTTGGGGATATATCGATGGAACTCGCCATCACTTGGGCTTCGCTAAGTCTCAAGGAATGAGTTCTGCTAACAAATTCCCTGGTTATGAAATTTGGATGAAAGATCGTTGCGATGTTTTCATTGAGGATTTGTCTCGTACAGTTCTTATCGAGGAAATACCACAATTCTAATAACTATCTAAGGACATTGTCCTTAGAACCCCCACCGAGAAGAGCCCTCCTTTATACTCCCACCTTTGGAGGGCTCTACTCAAACCACAGAGTGATGAATTAGGAAATTCCTAATTGCATTTCCTTCGATGGAACCACTCTGCAACTTAAAACCAAGTTAAACAAACTACATATGGGTAAGATAGGAAAAGTTTCCACAATTAAGAAGGATTATAACAATTCTCAGATTCAGACAATGCAAGGTGGTCTTGCACAGAAAGGTATGACAAGAATCCCTGGTACAGGAGTGTTCAAGTATCCTTACAAGGAACTTGATGGTCAGTACAGAACAGGACTTGATGCAAATGCTGCGTATATTCGTAGGATTTCAGATTCCACTGAAAGAGAACTAGAAATTGAAAGAGTCACCGCTCTTCGTGAAAAACTACAAGATGCTCTTGGAGGAGTTGATCTAGGATCTAGATCTAATTTCTGGAACTATGGGCTCTCAACCTCTACGAATGATTCAATGCACGTACAGCCTGTGAAACTTATAGATGGAGATAACTACTTCGATTTTAAGATTCCTTATCAGGAACTAACGTTTGCATGGCTTAGGGTTCATCCAACAATTGCTTCTAGCTATCAAGCTTGGGAGCGTGGAGAATATCCTGCTGACATTCAGTTCTATGTTGCTGATGACGAAATTGAAAATGCTGTAATCTTCAAGAAAAAGCAATTGATCAACAAGGCTATTGTCAAGTTTGATTCAATGACTCCAGAAAAGAAGAGAAAGGTTGCTCGTTTATTAGGTCTTCCTGTAACAGAAGATACAAAAGAAGAGTCAGTTTACAACCAAGTTGATAATGTTCTTAAACAAACAGAATTCAAAAATGGTAAATATCAAGGATTAAATCCTGTGGAAGTATTTAATAGGTTTGCTGATATGAAGGAAAACCTACTCCACATCAAAGATCTTGTTAAACAAGCATTACTACATTCTGTATATAGGCTTAAGCCTAATGGAAGGATTTACGAAGGTGAGTTTGAGATTGCAACTGATGAAGATGGATTGGTTAAATTCCTTGCTGATGATGATAACCAAGACGAACTACTTACCCTAGAACAAAAATTAAAAAGTAAAAAACTCGCAGCTGTATGATACCAGTAGATAGTTTATTATATAAAATAGATCAGAAACTAAATAAACTATCAACTAACGAACATCAGCAAATTGCACTTGAAGATAAAATTTTAGCTCTTAACGAAGCTCAAATCAAGTTAATTAAACAGAAGGTTGATGGGTTTAGTACATTATCTGGTCTTGGTCTAGATTCTTTTAAGAAAAGATACGAAGACCTTCAGAGTTTGGTTGTAACATACAACACCAGTCCTCTTGGGCTTACGCTCAAGAACACAGAACTAAATCAGTGGTTTGCAAACACCCATCTTCTAGATCCCAAATACATGTTCTATATTGATAGTTATGTAATTGCTGATAAAGGAAGATGTAAGAATAGGAAAATATGGATTAATAGGGATTTGGCTAAACATGGTGATCTTCAGTTTATTCTGAACAACGATCATTATAAACCATCCTTTGAATATCAAGAAACCTTTAACTTTCTCTCATCTGATGAAATTTCAATATTCACAGATGGTGAATTTATCCCAAAGGAAATCTGCATATCTTATCTGCGTTATCCTAAATATATCAACAAAGAAGGCTACATCATGCTAGATGGAGAACCATCCTTCAATGAAGATTGTGAATTGGAATTATATCTGGAGGATGAACTTCTAGATTTAACAGTTCAAAACCTTGCAATGTACACTGAAAACCAGTCTGCTGTCCAAAATAGCATGTATAGGATACAGACAAATGAATAAGTTTTTTTCATAATTTAAAATAAAGCAAAATGGCAGATTTTTCTCTAACTACACTCTTTGTGGTTCCTGTTGGCACATCAATAGCCAATAGCGGTTCTACACAGAATTTGGCAGCAGGAGTTGTTGGCTTCTTTAGAAGTGACTACACCGTTGCTACAGCAGGTAACATTGCTGCTTCTCCGTATTTTTATGTTGCTCAAGGTAGGGTTAACACCTATCTTCAAGGTTCTAAGCGTTCTGACAAAATTAAAGGATGTGCTAGTGCAAACTGTACATCTAATGTAACTGAATGGTACAAAGTGGCTGGTTGCCCAACCCCTGCTGTTCAAATTACAGATGTTGATGGATGGAATGTTAAATGTGGTGATGTTGTAACTCTTACACTTCGTGCACATTCTTCTTACCTTGATACATTGTATTTCAATGGTTTCACTCGTTCGGTAACTGTACAGGCTCCTTGTTGTGACTGTGGTGGTGATCCTTGTGTAAACACTGATGTTAATGCATTGATCAATCAGTTCATTGTTAAATTAACTCAGCAAGCTCCAGGTAACAACCCAGACAACATTAGCTTCAACGATTTCTACACTTTCGAGAATGTTGGTGGAACTATCCTTCGTATCTCTGGTAAGCCTCTTACTCAGTATGGCCAACCATGTGATATCGCTGCATTCCCTTGGGAATATGACAGAATGTACTTCCGTACATTTGTATATGATGGACCAGCTACAACTGCTGACTTTATTGTAGCAGACGCTTGTAACATCGTTGCTGAAGCCCAAGTTATTCAACGTGCTTCTTACCCTTCAGGTACTTATGATGAGATTTATCAACTTGAGAAAAACTACTACAGTTATCAAGCTGGTTACCTTAAGCATCTGTACAGGATGAATGGTTACAACGAAAACTTTGAACAATGGTCTTCTGCTTCTGTAAGTGCATATGACACATACTACATTAAGTTTAATGAGTATGACAAGTCTGCATACAGCTGGGGTGATTATATCAAAGAAGATTCTATGGTAATCATTGCTGTTGAACAAGGAAGTGGTGCTGCAACTAGCGTTGACGCTATTCTTGAAGCTGCTCTTGGTGAGATTGAGTTTGATAATGCTTGTGTAAGCACTACAACCACTACATCAACTGCTGCTCCTTCTACAACAACCTCTACTAGCACTCTTATTCCATAATAGGGCTGTAGAAAGAAACAATATCATATAACCTAAGCCAGAGGGTGAGAGGATTCAATCTCAAATCCTCTGGCTTATTTATTTACAAAAATATGGCAGATCTCAAATTAGATATATTAGTTATTCCTACATATAATCTAGAGACGCTTGGTATTGCTGATAATTCAACTTATCCAGTTAGTCCTCCTGTACAATCTCCTACGATTGAAATAGATGTCCCTGGATTTGGTATAGTAAGTTTACCGTTCACTCCAAATGATTTTAACGTATATAATTCCACATCCTTGGGATTGACAGCAGTGGGTGCTGCTCTGCTTCCTCTTCCTGATGGAGTTTATTATATTAAATATTCAGTAGCTCCTGCATACGAAAACTTTGTTCAAAAAACCATAATTCGTGTTGATCAACTTCAAGAGAAGTTTGACAGTGCGTTTATGAAGCTTGATATGATGGAATGTGATTTAGCTATCAAGAAACAACAAAAGGTAAATCTAAATAGCATCTACTATTTCATACAGGGAGCTATTGCAGCAGCAAACAACTGTGCTGTAGCTACATCAAATAAATTATACAACCAAGCAAACATAATGCTTAACAGCTTTATTAATAATAAATGCAATTGTTACGGTAATAATTATTTAAACAATAATATGTACTAATATGGCAAGTTGTGGTAAGTGTGGTACTAAGGTTGGTTGTGGCTGTCAGTTAATTAATGGACTATGTGCAGCGTGCAATCAGAAATTAAAACAAGCAACTAAAAGAGTAAAAGATGTTATATCCAAGACTTACAGATTGTATTAGTTGTACAACAATCCCAGTTCTTATGGCAGACATTGATTGTAAGCTTACAGAGTTGGCTAATGATGAATATAATAATATTGTATTCTCTTTAAATTATTATACAAACGGACCTGTGATAGGTGATCTTCTTAATTACAAAAGAATCTTAACATTTAAGTATTGTAATCTAGATTACGGAGCACCGTTCACTGTAGAACAGATAGCAAGTAGAGTTAAACTATTAATTCATAAATAAAATAAAAACATGTCTTGTTCAAATTGTTTTAACGGATGTGCTGAAATAGTTTCAGATAAATGTGTCAGATATACAGGAATCAATGTCCCTGTTCTAGGAATAGAAACAGGAGATTCTCTTTCGTATGTTGAACAGGCTCTGATAGAATTTCTTACATCCACATTAAATGGCACAGGAATTATACCTATTGTTGATCCAACAATTATATGTGAGGCTGTAACAGCTAAGCTCCCTACCTGTGGAGATCTTACATTAAATGCTTATATATCAGCCCTTATTGAAATTGCTTGTGATATACAGGATCAAGTGAGTGCAATAGATGTTGAGCTTGCAACATTAAATGCTAATTACACTATAGATTGTTTAGAAGGTGTAGCTTCAAATGATGGTACACATGATGTTTTACAAGCTGTAATAAATAAACTATGTGCTCTTGAAATTGATATAACAGCTCTTGCTCTTGACCTAGATACAAACTATGTTAAGATTTCAGAACTAGATGTATTGATTCAGGCATACCTAGATAGTTTACCTGCATCATCTTTACAATCAAGCAAAATGATCCCTTACGCTGCTGTTGAATATTATGGCTCTTTGAGCTATTTTGATGCTACAGGAGCTGGTCTTGGTGATTGGGATAAGATATATCTATGTAATGGTTTAAATGGAACTCCTGATAAACGTGGTAGAGTTCCTGTTGGAGCGATTGTTGCTGTTCCTGGTGGAGCACTTAACTCTATTGTAAATCCTGCTGTTGCTGGTAATCCAAACTATGCTGTAGGAGATGCTATATATGGTGCTAACACTGTTACACTTTCTGCTTCTCAGATTCCTGCACACACGCACGCAGCTACAGTTACAGACACACACTATCACTTCCTTGCTACAAATGAATCCACTGGAACAACAAGTGTGGTGGATAGTACAAATGGTGTAGCTAGACAGGGTACATATGCTACAAATGAAGAATATGCACTTCGCCCTTCAGCAGATCCTATAACATTAGGAAGGTCTAGTACAAAACAAGGGACTATAGCTGTTACAAATGCTGTAAATGTTGGAGGTCAATCTCACAGTAATATTCAACCTACGCTTGCTTGTTACTACATTATTTACATTCCTTAATAAATAAACTCCAAACAATGGCTTGTGCCCCAGGAACTCCATGTAACCCTGTACAGGTGGATGTTACTCCAAAGAAATGTAACAATGGCTGGTTTGCTGGTTACCCAGTAAATAGTAGTCTCATCTGTTACAATGGACCAAACTTACCAAATTCAGGGGTGATCACTGGAGATGACTTAAACGTTGTGCTAGGTAAACTAGATGACGAACTTGATCCCGTGGTGTTAGTTCAAACAATAATTCAAATACTCCAAACTAATCCAGCTCTTAAGGTGGTGTTTTGTGAAATAGTAAATGAATGTCTAGCCCCTTAATAAATAATTAAAATCCTGTTTTGTTGGTTTTACAGGGTTTCCCTCAGACTTAGGTTTGGGGGTTTTTTGTTTAAACTATAACCATTTTGATTATTATGGATAATCTAATTAATTAAATAAATTTGGAGAATTTCAAAAAAGATTCGTATCTTTACTCAATTTTAACCAAATAACAACACTATGGTGGGCAATCAACATTTACTAGATCAGCTTCAGCAGATGCTAAATTGGAAGAAAAGTAAAAAGTTTTACGCAGAAAAGCTAGGAGTTACAGAGGTTGAGGTGGATGAATTGATTAAGGAACTTAAAAAGAATAGTGAATCTATAAGAAATGAAGCAGAGGCTTCTGAATATATAAGTGCTCTTGAGGAGACAATAGTTAGGTTTGAGGAAGATTTTATAAAAGGTACAGGAGAAATAATCATGAACTCCCCAGAAGAGATTCGCTCTCTGGAAGAACTAATAGTGAAGTGCAAAATAGATACAGATGTTTGGGAGATTAGTAAATATGTCCAGAACTATTGGGGAAATGGTGATAATCCACGTTGGCAGGTTAAGGCTTGGCTAAACAAGAAATCAGATAAAGAAGTTTTTCAAAGCTCATTTATAGAATTTTTAGATTCATATTCTCCTGTATCTCAGGACATTATGTCTCCAAAGATGTATCCTGGGAAGAATCAAGCTGCTCTTGTTATTAACAAACAAGATGCTCATTATAATAAGCTTGATGTAAATGGAGAAAATAACATATATGAGAGGTTTGCTAGAATGGCTTATAGGGTGGAAACTATCCTAAGTCAAGCAGCCCTATCTAACAACCTTGATAAGGTGATATACATTATTGGCTCAGATGAGTTTAATAGTGAGTTCACTGGAATGACAACTAAAGGAACTCCTCAACAGAACATTGGTAGCTATCATGCGTCCTTTCAAGCAGTTTGCGATCATGAGGTGCTAATGATCACTCTCCTACTTCAATATGCTAAAAATGTAGACATTGTTTATGTGGCAGGTAATCATGATGAGTATGTAGGATGGCATTTGATCAATTGGTTACAAACCTATTTCAGAAATACAGATAGATTAACATTTGATTGTTCTTCCAAATATAGAAAGTATATAAGTTATGGTATTAGTGCTATGATGTTTAATCATGGTGACGCAATTAAACCAGCAAAGCTTGCAGCTATGTTCCCTATGGAATATAAGAATGAGTGGTCAAATCATGAAACATATTACATATTTACAGGTGATAAGCATCATGAGGTGAGTCTTGATTTTAACGGAATTAAATTTTATCAAATCCCTGCATTCTCAAATGCTAAAAGTGGATGGGATGAGAAAAATGGATACACGTGCGCAAGAGGTGAAGTGACAGGATTTCTCATAGA